AATCTAAAATGCCACAATTACCAAAAGATTATCTACGTAAACACAACAACAAATGTTTGCGTATGATTGCAAAGGCAAGAGAGTATGACAAAGCGGTTAATACTTTTATAGAAGGACTATTAGAGTATGTGCACAAAGATAGGATACATGCAGATATAAATCAGATAAGATCAGATACAGGTGGCACTGTTACTGGTAGATTTAGTATGTCTAATCCTAATTTACAACAGATACCAGCCAAAGGTTATATCGGTAGTAAGATGAGAGAATTGTTTATACCAGAAGAGGGTTGTAAATGGGGTAGTTTTGATTACTCACAACAGGAGCCACGTATTGTGGTTCACTACGCTATAAAATTAGGCCTACCAGGCACAGAGAGCCTTCAAAAAGAATTTGATAGGGATGATGCCGATTTTCATCAAATAGTTGCTGACATGGCTAATATTTCCAGGAAACAGGCAAAAACAATCAACCTAGGTCTTTTTTATGGTATGGGTAGGGCTAAATTACAGAGAGAATTAGGTCTTGACCAGCAACAGGCTAAACAATTATTTAACGAATATCATAGCAGGGTGCCTTTTGTAAAACAATTATCACAAGAGTTAATAGCATTTTCAAAAGAAAATAAATTATTATTTACATTACACGATAGATTTTGCAGATTTGATAGATGGGAAACAACAAATAAAGAATGGAATCCTGAAACAAATAGATTTAATGAAGTGCCATTGTATACGAAAGAACAAGCTATGGAAGCATTTAAAGCAGAGATGTTAGATAAATATAAAGAAAACAAAATAGATTCAAACTACATGGACTACTTTGAAAGATATTATACACCTGCATTTACCTACAAAGCTCTAAATAGATTAATACAAGGATCAGCTGCAGATATGACAAAGAAAGCCATGGTAGATTTACATGAAAGAGGTATAGTACCACACATACAAATACATGATGAATTATGTATATCTATTACCGGTCAGTACATGGCTAATATAATTCAAAGTGTAATGGAACAAGCGATACCTCTTGAGGTTAAGAACAAAGTGGACTATGAATCTGGACCAAATTGGGGTACAATTAAATGAGGATAAATTATGGCTTATTTAAATGCAAACATACCACCTATCTATGCACAGATAAGAAGAGAGTATTTATATGATTTACAAAAACACCATGGAGAAGTTGAAGACTGTATTATCTTCGGCATATCAGCTCTTACAGGAAGGAGCATACTATGGCATGCTATTATGGAAAACGGTGCAATATTTTATCGCCTGCCTATTAGCGCGTTTATTCAAAAGGGATTTGAGCCATCCAGAGTGCCCACAAGACGACTTGATGAACTACAGCTTTGGAATTGTTTTTCTTATTATCCTTCTGTTCATTCTTGGGACGTTTTAGAATCACAAGCTGGTAAGTACATTGGAAAAGATAAAAAGTGGCACTCAGGAAAATACTTATTTACTATTGACTTTGCTCATCCAGAGGCTAACATACTTGACACTGATCATTCGGAGATCCCGCACGAACACAAGTGCGCTCACATAATTGCATTAGATGATGGCAATTTTGCAGCACAACCAAACAACAGATGCATATGGGACATACCTTCTTTTACTGTAAAAGATGAAACCCCTGATTGGAAAGTGCAAACATCCGAATGGAACGTAGAAGATAGTAGAGCCTGGCGGACAGAGGACACCGACAAGTTCTTCTATGAAATAGAGGAGAAAAAAAATGATTAAAAAGATTATGAAAAAGGTTTGGAATGTAATCTGTTGGCCATTTAAAAAAGCACATGAATGGTTAACAAGTTCATTACCAAAATAATTTATGAATAAAAAACCTTTAAATATATCAGAAGAGGCAGCTGTCCAAATGCCTATGAAGACGGTTGCCTCTTTGATCGCGCTCGTCGCAATCGGCACCTGGGCTTATTTTGGATTGCATGAAACATTAAATAATCACGCTACAAAAATAGAGTTAATGCAAAAAGATTTAGAACAAAACTCAGAATTTAGAATTAAATATCCACGTGGAGAACTTGGTCAATCAAGTGGGGAGGCGGAGCTCTTCATGTTAGTAGAACATTTAGCAGGTGTTTTAGAGGATGTAGATAAAGAAGTAAAGAGCATGAGAAACAATGCGGTTAATATAGAATTTTTAAAAGAAAGAACAAAAAAACTTACAGAAGATGTAGAATCATTGATTAGAAAAAATGGAGCACACTAATGGTTGAAGTTGTTTTTGCTTTATTACTTATTGTCGACAATAAAATTGTAGAACATCGTATTCAAGATAGTCTAAGCTCATGTCTCAAGGCTAAACGCTATGCCATGAAGGACAAAGGTATTAAAGATAGAGTTACCTATCAATGTTTAAAGTCTAAAGCAAACATAGAAATATATATGGGGGAAAAGAAAATTACTTCCTTAATACTAGACTAATGAAAAAAGTATTAAAAAACTTATCTTATTTAAATAAGTTTGCAAAAATGTTAAGAGATGCTAGGTTTAGACAGCATAGATTAAATAGTAAAAAGATATATAATAGAAAAAAATATAATGAAAATTACAGCAGAAATAGTTAATGGCATCTGTCCCACTTGTGATGAGTACACTCCATTGGTAGGAATTACTAAACAATTTTTTAGATGTCTAACATGTGGATCTGATTTAGAACAACATGTGAATGGTAAAATAAGTTATATACCACATATAAGTAAACCCGTTGATGTTGATGTATTTGTAAAAGAGTGGTCTGAAAAATGAACGACACTGAAGGCACGGAGAAAGTAATTATAGATAATTTTGTTTTAAAACAACACTCCGATTTACTTAAAAATTTTTATGATAAAAACACTAATCTTTGTAGTGATGGGAGAGATGAACATAAACACAGAAACTTACACTTCGTAAATATAAAAGATACTGAGATACAACAAATTCTTTTATATTATCAAACTAAATTAAAATTTTTTATTGATCATTTTTTTAATGATTGTGTAAAAGCTTGGAATGACCCACAAATATGTCGATGGAAAGTTGGAGAATCTATGGATTTACATGGTGATGATGAAGATGGTGCTGGCAAAGACAGTGTAAAATACTCTGCGTTAACATATTTAAATGATAATTATGAAGGTGGTGAGCTTAGATTTGAGAATGGTAAATTGTATAAACTTAAAGAAAATAGTGTAATTTTTTTTATGAGTGGTGTGCAAAATAGGCATCAAGTATTAGAAATAAAAAAAGGTTTGAGATATACTTTACCGATGTGGTATAATTAATTATGGCTAAAAAAGCTAAAAGTTTGTATACAAAAGTAGCACACGAACCTATTTTTCATAAAACAAGCATAGGTAGAAATCCTAGTCTTACAAAAATGAACAAAAGTAAGCGACGTATGTTTAAAAAATATCGTGGACAAGGACGTTGACAAACATCCCAAAATATCCTAGTCTCTCAGTATGAAAGTTAATAAGTTTATAAAATCTAAAATAGAAAGAAATTATTTTTTTATTACAGGCAAGGTGCCCATTGATACTAAATATTTTATAAAAGAGATTGAGAAAGGAATAAAACAAAAAGAAAATTTAAATTTTAAAACTAATTTATTAAGTGAAATGACATCTTATGGATATTTTTTAAAAGATAAAAAATTGTTTGTAATACTTTGCAATTTTATGGATTTAATAGACGCAAAAAATTTAACTGATAATAAAGGATATCAATTAGCAGACGCATGGGGATTTAAGCAAGGTTTTTCTCATTACACCAGAAAACATAGTCATATACCAGGAGTGATATCTGGGGCTATAATGTTATCAAAACACTCACAAAAATTATTTTTTCCGGAAATTAATGAAACTTTAGAGTGTGAACCGGGTAATTTTGCTTTGTTTTCAAGTTTTTTGTTACATAAAAATGAAAGAAACACGACTAATAAAATTAGGTATGGTTTGAGTTTTAATTGGTATCATAAAAATACATGACTAATCATTATAAATTAGAGGGTTTTAAAACCCGTCAGAAAGGAAAAATGAAAGAAAAAACTATAACTATAAAAACAGATGGCATATCTCAAAAACAATACTCGACTTTATTGTTAGAGTTAAATATTATGAAAAAACAATGGAGATCGTACGGTGTAGACTTAAACATATCGGCTCCTAGTTTTAAAAAAATAATAACTTTGGGTACAAGTAATGGATCTGATATTATTAAACGACGGATTGTATAATCTAATATCTGTCACTAAAGAAATGATAGAAGGTGTCGAGCTTCTTGCTGATGCTGATTGTTTTGATCTTTGTGATATACTACGATTACATCTGACCACGTATCACGAACCATGGAACGTGCATGTAATGAAGGACGATAGTGGAATTCTTTTTGGCTGTATTTGTCAATAGTATTTTATTACTACCTGCAGTTGTACTATTGTGGGTGTGGAACCAAGAAACACCTACCCTAAAGAGGGATAAAAGTAAGGGTAGGTAATGGTGAGAAGATATCTCCCCATACCATGATCTTGCCACATTGTCAAATTGTGTCAACAGGTGCGCAAGTAAACTTAATATACATGCCGTATTTATTAATATCCTCACGGCCTATATCTTCTAATTTTCTTTGTGCTTCTTCATAACCAAAATGTAGACAATCATACTTTGTATTAAACGTTTCAGGCCACTCAAAAGGAGGCATACACTCACCAGCAACGCTAGAACAAATTATTAAACTCATTAAAATTTTCATTGACAATCCTATAAAATCACCTATATATTGGTTATTAATTATGAAA